CAGGAGCCCAGGAGCCCAGGAGCCCAGGAGCCCAGGAGCCCAGGAGCCCAGGAGCCCAGGAGCCCAGGAGCCCAGGAGCCCAGGAGCCCAGGAGCCCAGAAGTTACAAAAGTCACACGCAAAAGTTATAGGCAAAAGTCACACGCAAAAGTTATAGGCAAAAGTCACACGCAAAGAAGAAGCTGGAATAAAAAAAATACAAAAAAGCTTGCGAATTAGTGTAAGCCATGGTATAATAGACTTAAATAGAGAAGCCGTCGTAAACGGCAAAGGAGGAGAAAAGATGAAAGAAAAAATCGAAGAGATCTTCGATCTGGAACGAATCCGAGAATATGCGGAAACGAACATTGACTTAACGGAATGGATCGAAGAAGAGTATGGGGAAACGCGAAAAATCCTGTTAATTGCGACTCTGGTCGAAGGTGCATATGGGGCTTACATTCCAGGCATGGTTCTGGAACTTTTTGGCAGAGCGGAAGGATACGATCTGGAAGATCCTTACAATTACGAAAAAAATGAGACGATCCATGACGCGCTGATCTCTCTAGAGATCGAAGTTAATGAGTGCTTGAATGAGCTCATGCCGGCAAAAGGCACGTATTATATGAGTTATCACGAAGCAGATGGATCCTATTGTCTCTTCTACGAAGAAGTGGAGCAGGTTTAATCCTGCTCCCACAAAAATAAGGAAAAACGGCAGAAATGCCGTTTTCCTTTATCCTTTTCAACCCCAGGACCCTCTAGGAACGCAAAAGTCACATGCGAAAGTTACGAAAGTTACAAAAGTTACGAAAGTTGCAAAAGTTACGAAAGTTACGTGCGAAAATAAGAAGGCGCCTTTTTTATGGAATTGCGCGGGCGCGGGCGTGCGACAGAAAAAAAATTACAAAAAGGGCTTGCAATCTACTGTAAACCGTGATATAATAAAGCCAAACAAAACAAGCCGCCATAAGCGGCAAAGGAGGAAAAAAGAACCATGCAAACTGTGTTCAACAAGGCGAAAGTTAAATCCTGGATCAAAAAAGCTTATAAAAACTCACTCTTCGGGTACGGTCACGGCTACATTACAGACGGCTACGCCATGCTAGTGGATGAACCGCATATGCGTCCAACCATTCTAGAAGTCTTTGGTACACTAACGCCGGAATGCAAACACTCTGCCGAACAATTTAAAAGGTTAATGCGCTTGCCGAATAAGCCAATCAAAGCGATCGATAGCAAATTAGAATTTATTCTCAAGCCAAAACACCGATTGCGTATTCTCTACGATCCTAAGACAGGGAAAGAGCTTGCCGTTAAGAGTATGTACTTCGATCTTCTCAACAATCCAGAAGCCTGCACATTTCACACTAACGAATTGATGAGTATGCTATGGATCGTATACGACAATGAAACCGTGGGAGTAATTGCACCGTATAGGTTGGAAGATCAGCTGTCTCACGTTAAGTTTAAGGCAGAAGAGGAAAGGGAGCAGGTTTAATCCTGCTCCCACAGAAAAAAGGAGGAAGAAAAATGAACTTGAAAGAAAAAACTATGAGAGAGGAAGCACGGGAGCGAATCATCGAATGTTTAAAAGACGGTTACACAGGTTATTATTGCGACCTACACAACGAAGTATTTAACACGGACTACTACATTATAGGAACATACGAAGCCAAAAAAGCCTTAGAAGAATACGACATTTTCGAAGCAATTGAAAGAGTACAGACATATGAGAAGGAGAACTTCGGTGAATTGTATACAGATCTATCAGATCCCGAAAAAGTAATAAACATGCTTTTCTACATCATCGGGGAAGAAGTATTATGGGAAATGCTGGAACACTCAGAAACATTAAACGAAAATTGGGACCAGCAAGCGGACGAAGAGACTAACGCGAAAATTTTGGAGGAATTGGAAGAATGACTGTGCTATGGATAATTCTGCTGTTGTTGGCGCTTCCGGTTATGGTTCTAATTTCAGCGGCCACGAAAAAGTAAGGGGGTTATACCATGGAAAAGATAATTGCCAAAGAAGTTAATCCTGCTTACGTGGACTTCAGCTTGTATTTTTACGATGACAGTTTGAAAAGTGTTAGCGGTGAGAATTGCGCTGTTTACATCGTACCAGGGGACAGAGAAAGGTATGGCGGCTTCAATATGGAAGAATACAGGGAGATTGAAGAAAAAGCAAAAGCCATTATTAACGGCTTTCGCGATGTAAGCGCTAAATGGCCATACGGATACGCAACATATAAAGAAGTTATGGAAGATAATGCTATTCCATACACAAGCCACACATGCCATTTATTGAAAAAATGGGCGGAATATGCGAAACCGTACGATACTGGCGACATTGCAGAATTTTTAACCATCACCACAGGCGAAAAATGGGAAGTGAAAGCCTTTACCGGATACTCTCAAGGAGATTATTGTGAAGTGGTTTATTGCGTCAACCATTACACACCAGAACGCATAACCGAAATAGGCGAACTTTGGTTAGGTTGCGGAACAGAATTTTGCATTGAGGGTTGTTATGGGTATTTTGTTCCCGAAAGTATCCGCTGGCGAGAGGGTGAAACATTACGGAAGTATTTGGCAGACTCTTACGGCTGTGAGCCGGAGGAACTAGAAATATACTTGTACGAAGGGGAGCACATCGTAACTGATTATAGAAAAATGGATTAAGCCGGAAGGAGGGATCGAACTGAAAAAACTAAAAGTGACCTGTTACGCGTGCGACAGAGACTCGGCAGAAGGTGTCTGGATCAACGTGGGAGGATGGACATTCTACTGCAGGGAATGTCACCAAAAGGCCGAGGAGCGATTCCCATCCTGGAAATACGCTAAAAAAAGGTACTTGGCAAAAGATAACAACACTAGGGACTATTGGGCAGAATGTATTTGGTGCGACACAATCTCCCACGACATCTTCATTGACTACGACGACAACGGGGAACCCATCTGCCCAAAGTGCAAGAGGGCAGGGGCTATGAGAAAACTATAACCGGGAAAACGGCCGAAAGGCCGTTTTTCTTTTGTCCATTTTTAACCTACCCTAATTGTAGCTTTAGGCATACCACCGGGGCGCATTTAAAGCCATTCTGAGCGACGATAATTTGCAGGGTATACTTTACTATGGGTAGACCGATTTCATCCCGTAGAATCGATTCTACGAAGCCGGGAACCACGGGAAGCTTTCACCACGAATCTGCTCCAATTCCAACACCAAGCTTCATTTCCGCACACCCGCCCCGATCCGCAGACGAAAGTTACATACGAAAGTTACATGCAAAAGTTACAGGCAAAAGTTACATGCGAAAGTTACAAATGCATGAATATACAAGAAAGTTGCATAATTATACAGAGTGGAACAGACCCCGAAGGGTCTGCGAAAGTTACTCGTAAAATTGTCTGAAAGTTACAGAAGATTGAAAGTGAGAACGCACCAGAGGCGATTTAAGCGTCGAAAGTTACGGGGGTATATCTTTATACCTGAAAGTTACATTCTCCTCTCTACGAAGCTCCTGTGAACTCACAGGGGCATTTTAGTCCTCTATGTCGATTACATCTTCCGGTATCCCCTCATTCAGTCGTCTCCTGATTTCCTCCGGAGAAGCCGCATCACCAAGCGGATTGTTCGGTGTAATAACGTGCTCCTGCTGATCCTTCATGCCGTAATAGTTCTTGGAGCGGAATATATAAGTTACTGGGTTAAGTTTACCTTCAGTCACCAAATTGGCATCATACGCAGCTATAAGATCCTTCGCCTTTTTTATCATATCACGGCGGGCAGGCGTGCTACCTTCGGCTCCAGTCTCCCATCTCCAGATAGTCTCTTTCGCATACCCAAGCGCAAGACACATGCCTTCCACCGTCGGTAGCTTTCCTTGCCCAAACGTGTGTTGAAAATACTCCGTCAACCTTTCGGCAATCTCATCATCCGTCACCGCTTTGGGTTTAGTGTACCAGTACATGAGTTCTGCCCCTATCTGCTTGGTTAATTCGGGGTCTATATTCCCCCTATGCTGGGGAGGTTTTGCATGACGACCCCGCATATCGACCTTGCCGTCTTTTGTATATCTCACAGGCTTCTTTCTGTCTGCCACCTCACACCAACCCCCTTTCTTCTGCCACTTTCCGTGTCACCCTGCTGACCAGCGCCCACAGTTTGTCCTGATCCCACCCCAATTCAAACGCAGTCAAATACACGTTATCCGCCATGGTATCTCGCTTACAGTACACCCCCATTATAGCACATTTATCCTCCTCATCCAACCTCTCCATCACCCTTGCCACAGCCTCCCAATTCTCCCTATCGAGCGCTCTCTCCAGGTTCACTTCCTTCCCTCCCTCCTGCGCTCGACAATACCAGCGCATGAGTCGATTCACATAATCCGCATAAAATGGTTTCGCAGCCATCTTCTGCATCAGTCCTCCTTAACATTTCTATAACAGACTTCCTGTCCACCGGAAATCACCGAAACAATAGTCTGACAATTACGACATTACGGTCTTACGGAAAAAGCCCTTATTTCTCTTATATATATATATATATCTTCTTCTTTTTCTTCTATATGATACAATAGAAGAAGTATCGTAAGATCGTAAGGTTTTTCCTTCAAACCTCCTTTCCGTGGTACTTCAACAGCCTTACGGAAACCTTACGAAAGGGTCATTTCCTTACGGAACATCGTAAGGATTTGGACACATACCGACGATGTTTAACCGTATATTCCAATTTCTGACAGGAATCCTTACGGAAACCTTACCCAAAACCTTACGGAAGAATTGGGACATCGTAAGGGTTTTTATCACACTTCGTTCACGAAACACCGCTGCGTTTTGCCATTTTTCCACATTGGTTCAACCCTCAGACTAAACAAATTCTTAACTTCTGAATTGAAGATCCGTTGGGAAATCTTATCACCATCTCCTGTCAGGTTCGCCCATCCTTTGAATTTCGAATACATTTCGCTGGCTGGTTGACCAATAAAATCCTCCACTTCCAGACCTTCATCTTTAATCCAGCGGCGCACGGGGGTGAGTTCGCTGAAATATTCGTCCAAAAGTTCCTCCACCGCTTTAGGCTTGGTGAAGCCTTTTTGGTACACCAGACGACGATAACCCCTCAGCGCCATATTAAGTAGATGAGTTAGAGCTTCGGGTGTGGTGAGTTTTTCTTTGATTTTGGGGTCATAGTTCGGGTCATCCCTGGTAAACTTGGCATTAAACGGTATCAGGATGAGACGCTCCGCCATGCCGAACGATGTGTCCCACACCTTTGGTATGTTGTTCGTTGCGAAAATCAGCTTTGCATAATTTTTCAATGTGAATGGGTTTTGATTCTTTCGCTCCACTGTGATGGAATCTCCTGAGATGAGTTTTTTGAGCACGGCGGTGTCCTTGACGGGTTTGTCTCCTATATCGTCACCAATGTTGGCTAATTTGTGTTCTAATTCCGCCGTCTTGAACCTATCATTGAGTGAGGCGAGTTCAACGGAACTGTAGTTTTCTTCACCTAAAAAGGCTTTGAGTACATTCAAGATGGTGGATTTTCCATTCCTGCCGGAGCCGAAGAGGACGAATGCCTTGTGGTAAAGAGCGTGTTTGGCGAGTAAATAGCCCGCCATTTCTTCAAATAGGTTGAAAAGTTCCTGGTCTTGCTGAAATACATTCATGAGTGTTTGTTCTAAAAGGTCATGAGTGGGGGCGAGGGGGTCATAGTAGACGGGTAACTGTGAGAATTCGATTATGTCGGGTGTATGTGGTAAAAGCTCGCCCGTGAGCAGATTCACTCGACCATTCAATACATTCACAACTTCTCTCTGGATAACAATATCTTCTGGATCGATGGTGGTCACATCTTGAATATACCGCTTCACTTCATTCTGCTGTCTGATATTGCAAGCCCTATACATCGCTCGCATCTCACGCTCGATGGAGCGTTCTCTGTTTTGGTAATAGCCATTTCTGTAGGTGTAAATGACACCGTGATAAGTGACCACTTTAAGCCCTTCGAGTAGAGCTTCGGCAAATCTCCAATGGAGAAACTTCTTGCCATCAAAAAATTCACTGATTACCGCTGCTTGCCCCGCTTCAAAAAATGCTTCGTCCCGCAGGATGACTTCTAGTTCGTCCTTTGGTAGGGGGTCTTTGAGTACATAGTCATTGATGAGAGTTAGAGTTTCCCTCACTTGTTCCTTGGTGAAGCCTCTTGTTTGTAAAACGCCGCTGTAGCGAAATAGAGCGTCGTTGCGGGAGCCTTCCTCCATATTAGGAAAGTCAAATTCGTCTTTGTACCTTTGACCGTGGACGATTTTGAGCCAAACCGGGGCTTCTTCAACTTCCTCCCATGGAATATCCCGTATCCATTCCCGCCACCTGCCGTTTAGTTTAACAGTAGATAGACTGTTTACGTCCCAGCCCCTGATGTCTTGGGTCAGTCCTAGAGCGTTGCGCTTTTTTGTGGGGCTGCCTGTGCCATCTGGTGTTCTAAACCAGACATGGATTCCTCGGTCGGTTCGCATGACGCGGCATTTAAGGTTCAGATCCTCTATGATTCTAAGCATGATGGCTGCTTCGTCGCTGTCGTCGAAGTCGAAATTACTAAAAGGCGCGGGTGATTTTATGGCTAGGTTCGGTTCGTCCGCTACTTCGGCGAGTGAGAAACACTCAACCTCGCCAAACTTGTGCAAAGGGCGCTTATTCTCATTGATAACAACATATTCGAGCTTAAACGGCGGTAAGGGTCGAGTGGGTTTTGATTCTTCTGGTTTTCTAAGCGGGGCTAGTTTGATTTTAGCCATTCATTTAGCCACCTCCTTGTGTGGTAACTCAAATCACAATAATCTTCTGCTTTGTGATGTGTGGTCGCCATACAAACCATGCGTATTCTGTAGCATCAGTCCCCTTGCCCGTGAAGCTGGGTCGTTTGCTTAACACATATATTTCGCTTACAGGGTGCTTATCCCAAAACGGCTTGCGCTTTTGCGATCCTAAGAAGTTGAGGCGAAGTAGCATCACTACGGTCGCCTTTGACCATGTTTCAAGAGCGTGGGTTATGATTTCCTCTGCTAATGAATACGGTGGGTTCGTAAAGATCAGGTCGTAATCTGCATCACCTTTCAACATTTTTAGAAAGTCCAACGCGTATCTTTTGTTGGCATATGGGATGGGTGGACCATCCCGTATGTCGTTAGCTTCGATCCATGCAAGAGGGAATCTATCCCTCAGAACTTTTACCATTTTACCACTACCAGCGCAAGGTTCCAGTATTACGTGAAAGTTGCCTTCGAAATATTCAAACAAGAACTCCCTGGTGACTTCTTCGGGTGTTTCGTAGAAATCATAAGCCCTACGAACCCTCCCTCTGTTCGTTGCACTCATTTAGTACCTCCTTGTCCCTACCACAAATCGTCCACAAGCTCCTCCACGGCGTTCCTAATAGCGTCGATCTCTGTCAATCCTTTAATGCGCTTCAGTTCGTAGTACACATTGAGAAGTCTATTTTCGACCTCGTCGCAGAGTTCATGTATTAAATCCTCTACTTGCTCTGCGATAAAATCGCCGCCGAAATTCGTTTTCACCCGTTCTATAAATTCTTTCCGTAGTTCGCCTTTCATAATAACCCTCCTTATCCTCGCCTTCTTTTTGAAATAGTCTTGTCATGATTACAGTATCAATGTTTTTCCAAACTTCTTCAGGGAGGTTAATCTTTATTTTCTTTTCATCAGGCAAGTAATCTACTTGGAATATGTCGTTCATCTCACTCATCTCCTTCCTCATTTTCTTCTCCCTTGCCCAATCAAGTCCCTCTATTTCAACCGTTCTGAAATGTTTTTGTTTGCCTGTCTGATCTATGAATTTTAAAAAAGTATCAAGATCGGTTTTTATCATTACTATCTCTCTCCTTAAACGGTAAGTCAATCATTTTCGGCTTGTTTAAGTGCGTCCAAATCGCCCCTAAGATGTTCCAAACAAATGCCCGCAAGTGAGGTTCATCGGTTGAACCCGCTTTGAACTTTAGGTAGTGTCTAACCCCACTATCAATGTAAACATGTAACGGTTGACCCTTCTCCCAGTTCCTCTCCGCATACTTTTTTGCCCCATCCTCGTATTGTTTGGCTACATCCAAAAACATAAAGTACGGATTATCGTAATAGGTTCGTCCAGTATTTCTCAGCACCCAGTACAGATCACCAACGTCGCCTCGTCTTATGTAGTCCCCGATTTTTAACAGAATTTCATCAAAGAGAAGTGCCCCTATTACCCTTAGTGGTAGGAGGTCGCACCTACCCTTACCCTCCGATACATCTCTCACGCTTCCTGTCGAGAACGTCCTGCGCTCCCCACTATCTTTAATTTCCACGCTTTTCCCTCCTAGCATCGCGTTCTAGTACGGCTTCAAACATACGTTGGGCTTGCCTTAGTCCCGCGGCCCTACCTGCACTAAAGTCGGGGTCGGTTGGGTCGAGTTTGACTTCGTTGTCGATTTCCAGAAGCGTCATTTCAATATCTGCTTGCAGAGCGTGGTATGTTGCGAATAATTTGTCAAGTCTGCGCTCTAACGTGAAAACGACCCCTAGTGATATGAGTATCAAGATTACAAACACCAGCTCAAGAAACAACACACTAGTCATTTTGGAGCCTCCCTATTCAAAGTCGTCATAATACTCCTCCAGTAGCCCTAAGTCTCGCATGACCCAATATTTGAACTGTGCCTTCGTCATAGGTGTGTATCGCTTACGCCTTATTCGTTCCTTCTCCCTCTTTCTCATTTCCACCTCAAACGCTGCTTGTTCAAACGCTTTGTTTACCACGTCTTTTCTGCTTTTAGTCATGGCAGTACCCACCTTGACAGTCGGGACACACATGTTTGAAGTCGTACCCTCTTGGTCCCACAGTTATTTTCCAACGGTTCCGTTTGATGTAATCGAGCACTTGATCCCGAGATGAGAAGGGTTTAGTCACGTCCATGCCACAGATGTCACAACTTAAAATATGTGAACCCATCACTTTAATAATCATCTTAGTAGCCTCCCTATCAGAATAGTTGTCCCTCTAGCTCCCTTTTCAGATCGCGAATGCGCTTCGCTCTGGCTTTTTCGGCTGGTGTACTCGCTCGCCATGACGATTTATATTCTACCTTCGGTATGATGGGGCGTTTCGCCCATCTGACGTATATCAACTTGGGGGACGTATCTACCCTTTCCGATGGTTTGCTCATCCCTTCGGCGTGTACTTTAGTGCTTCCAGCGGTCTTACCTACGCAAGTCCAATTATCCGCTTTATATAGGGAACCTTTTCTCCATTCTTCTTCCACTACGAACGTTTCGAACCCGATTACGGGAACCTCGTATAGTTTTTCCCACAAGTGCATAACGGTTCTTCTCCATCTAGCTAACACCCTAGTTGCCAAATTTGGTTCGTGGTGTTCTAGTCTAAACACGGTATTGTTTACTATCGCGGGAAGATATAATCTCTGTTTCACTTCGCGGTTGGGGGGTATGCCGAAAAACTCATCCCTTGCTTTGACCCCGTAAACCGACGAAGCCCCTGAGATTATCCCCACAATCTTATCGTTCAACCATATTATGAAGTGCAACTGTTGTCCGTGGGTTCCTCGATTCGGGACATAGTGCCTGTCTCTTATACTTTGGTATCTTGGGTCGGAACGCTTGCAATATTCTAACGCTATTTCCGACTTCACTTACACAGCCTCCCTACTATGCTTGTGAATTCTTCCAACGTTCTGATTTCAAAGTGTAGCCCACCGTTAGCTTCGATTCTTTTTTTATGGAGCAGTTGAGCAGGTTCGAGTTGATTATTGCCTACTTTTAGCTCAAAAGCCACGTACCTACCTTTAATGCAAGCGGTGATGTCGGGGGTCCCCCTCGACCCCCAACTATCACCGTGATTATTAGTGTAGTATATGCCTAACGTTTTAAGGTGGTTGATACACTTTTTCTGAAGTGCACTTTCCCGCATAAGTCATCCCAGCAGTTCGTCCAAATCGATGGTACCTTTACTGGTTTGTCCTTTTTCAGCGAATCCTTTGGACGGTTTCCAGTTGTTGAGCCGAATAAATGTGACAGTTTTATTAGGATCGTTCTTGCTAGGTTGTACATCATGGGCCACATCGGCTTGGAAGAAACAGCCCACTAGATCCGCGGGGTCAACTTCTTCAATTGTGAAGTCATTAAGGGCGTTTTTGGCGAAGTAGCTAAAGGCGTTAAGCACCCCTTCGTTCGGCTCACCGTCTTGGGTCATAAGAAAGAATTTTTCCTTATGTTTTTTGCCGTCTGCTGTCACCATCTCAATATCCACTATACCGAAGTCCTCGTCATACTCTGCGCTTGTAATCTTAAAAACGTGCGTACCTTCTGGTATTGGAGTGAATCCACTTTTACTTAATTTAATTTTCGCCATTTAAACTTCTCTCCTTTTTCTCATTGATTGCCTTTATAGTGAGGTTCGTCAAAAACCCCATAATCGTCAGAAACACTAGACCCAACATCACAAGCATACCTGCTAGAAACCAAAGAATGTGCATTTATTTCTCCTCCCCCGTAAAGTTCACCCAGAGCAACAATACCAACGCTACTGCCAATGCCTGCTCCTCATTAAACCCTGCGTCTACAAACTCTTGGTACACTACCCGCATCTCCTTCGCCCTCTTACGGGCATCCAATCTCAACCTCCACAACGGATCGGAGCGACTCTTAAACGATACTTCACTTTTGTCCAATGCTCCCGGTGGCATTTACCTAACCTCCTAGTATATTCTTTGTTTGTCTAAATTATACATGCCTGCCTGCAGTCTGTCAACCATTATTTCTTTTTTGTTTGTGTAAATCTGAACGTTTCTGTGGGCACGGCATACTTATCATAGATTCCATCGGCTTTTAGAGCGTCCTCGTCGATTGTTAATTTTACACTACGAGAAAGGGTGAATACATAATCGTTGCCTTCGATTTGCACTTTGTTGTCACCGTCCCTAAATTGTTTGGAACAGTACGCCTTGATGGATTCCGTCAATTCCTTCAATCGTTTCTCATCGTCTTTGATGGACGCTTTCACAGCATCAATGGTGGTCTTTAGTTTCTCCGCTTCTTCGATGATAGCGGTTAGATCCTCCTCCGATTCTACTATGTTCTTTCGTAGTGCTGCTAGAATTTCTTTGTCGGCTTTTTCATCAAAAGGTGGCGAGATTCCAGTCACAACATGCTCATCCCACCATTGTATAGCGGCCGCGATGAACTTATAAAACTGTGGATATCGTTCGGATAGAAGAAATTCGTCTATGATGGTATTTTCCACGCTCGGCTCGAAGGCTTCCGGGTTCACGTAGTCCTTTTCCTCCAGGAAACTAGCTACCATGACTACGTGATCTACCCCTAAGAGATAGGCGTATAAACAGGCTTGTAGGGCGTAGTGGTGAGGGGCTTTACCATCTGCCCAATCTTCCACTCTACTTGTAGTTTTGATTTCGATTACGGATTCCACTTCACCTTTGTCGTTGTAAGCTAATGCGTCCCACATGCCACCGAACACCCGGTCTTTAGGGAAGAAGTCACCCCAAGTTTTTTGGAAGTAGTCCTCGCCATAAACATCCGTTGGTGTTTTAAGACTTCCCCCAAAGTAGAGTCTGTTTAGATAATCAATCACCTTTGGTTCAATGATTTTTCCAGCTATCGTGTACTTGTTATCCTCGAATGGTTTCTCGTATGTTCGGGTGACAGCGCACCACACCTCAAAGGGGGTAGTCCATTTGTCCAGCCCTAGTACAGCGGCGAACCTTGTACCTGTCAACTTTTTACAGCGTTTGGGTGGAGTAATCTCCACCCTATTTTCATTCCAGTTCACTTAGATAATCCTCCCATTTTCTTAGAATATCTACGGGCATGTTCGCATTTTTCACAGGGCATTGCTTTGCTGGAGTGGTACACGCCCAATAGTCAAAATGTGCCCCCTCCATTAACACTCTAACTAGTTTCATCGGTCGTCCGCACCCGCAAACGGGTCGTAGTTCGTTAGAAATAGGTTTATTCATTTTAGCCCTCCTTCACAGCGTCAATCATTTCACCAATCTTGATTAGTAGAGCTTCGCAGGCCTTTTTGGTGAGTTTGTCCGGTGAAAAGTTATCCGTTTTTGTGGCAAGAGCGGTGATAAATTCTTCTTGCTGTGGGTCGATTTCACGCAATTTGGACAACTGTTTCTTCAATGCGTTAATCTGCATTTTAGTCGCTTTACCGTCGCCCTTCGTAAGTTCCTCTTTAATCTCCTCGCGCTTCTCTGGACTAGCTGGGCGTTTTAGTACTTCAACTTCTTCGTCGTTCTCGGGGTCATTGCCTTCTGCTACGTTGAAATTAGAAGCCAAGAAGAATTTATGACCACCTGTGACCGCTTTGTACAGAGCTTTGTCGCCGTTATCTGCTCCTGTACCGTTGAATAGGAACTCCTCAAATTCCCCTGTGTCAGGATCAATTAATCGTCCGCGAAACTTTGCTTCAATAAGGTGCATTTTGTCACTAATCGTTCCGTGAAAGATGGTGTCTAGTGTTTCCATTTTCCAGAGTAAACCTGCTTCTTGCAGGGCGTGCTCGAAGTTCTTCTTGTACTGCGCTTCTGTAATGTATTTGTACCGTTGGTGCAGGTTAGTGCCGTCCTTCTCCCACTGGAAACTTGCCATAATCTCTCGGAGCTTCGCCCACTTTTTCAAAAACGCCTTTCTCTCCTTACTGATTCCCGCCATCGCTTCGTACATCACAATACCTCCTCCAGCAGAGCCTCTAGCTCCCTTTTTATTTGATTAATCTTGCGGCGGTTCACCCGTTTGGGTTTTATACCCAAGTAATCGTCAATCATTTTCTTAGCTTTTTGAATGTAGTGGTCTTTGTCTACTGCTTCGATTGTCAATTCGTTCTTGTTGTCAATGATACAGTTTGCAGGCAGCCCCCCAATCTTAGCAGGTCTCCCTGTCTCAGCGTGCACCTTGTAAAGAGTGCCCATACGCCAGTCCTTTGTAGCGTAAACTCGGTTCACCTTCTGAACTTGGATTTTCTTACCATTCACAATGTGGTAAACATGGCTGTACTTCCCCCCTGCCTTTGCTATATACTGAAACTCGTGGATATTGTCGCAAGCTAGGATTGTTTCCTCCACGGGTTTATCTTTCACGAAGTAGTCGATGATCGCTTTCTTGACTATTACGTAGTCGTTGTTTACGTTCCATGCCCCTGCTGGGGCGATCCCGTAGTTGACGTAGCTTCCTTTCGTTTTGATTCGACCGTCGAGCATGACCATGATGTAGTTGTTCACGTTAGCCTGTACTACCTTCTTAACCTTCTCCTCCTCCAAAGTGAAACCCGTCCGCTCCTCCCATTCCCTGTTGACTGCGTGGATTTTGGGCAATTCTGAGTCGTCCACAGATATGAGAACACCGTCCGTATTGGTCTGAATGATCCTCACCGTATCGCAAGCCTCTAGGTAGCCATATGCTAGGTCGAGTAGAAATAGTTGCCCCGATACGCACACGCTGCGTCCCATTAAAGGGTCATAGAGGTCGTTATATTTATTTAGAGAAGCTCCGTAAGCTGTGTTGATTACCAACTTCAAAGTGTCCGAGGTATGCTTATCTCCTTCTTCTTTAGCCTTCAGCCTGCGTTCAAGTACGTCAGCGAACGTTTGGGGGGATGGGATATTACGTGATGTGTAACCGTAAAGAACCATCAGGTGGGGGTAATATGAAGCCACGTCGTAGTTGCGAATTACTCTCATGACTTCCTCAACACCTTTCGCTCACCTCCGCAACTCTCCTTCTTGCCAGTTCAACGTACTCCTCGGCTATGTCAATTCCGATGTAGTCCCGTCCGTTCAATTTAGCCATTTTACAGGTTGTCCCACTTCCGCACATAGGATCTAATACTATATCGCCAGGATTAGACCAACTTAGGATATGGTCTTGGGCTAGTTGTTCGGGAAATGGTGCGGGATGTTCGCTTTTCTTTTGAGGGTTTATCTTCCAAATGTTTGTGCGTTTGCCAAACGGTTTTCTTTCGATTATCCTTGTGCTGTAATTTTTGTCTGCGTCAATACCTGTGTTGACTTTCACTTTACCACTTTTAACGACGTTCTCTCTATCTTTAATGAGATTAATTGCCTTCGGTTTACCTTTGGAAAATACGAACATATACTCGAAATTTTGGGCATAGCAAAGAACACTACCAAGTGCACCACTACCCGTTTTCTCCCATATCATAGTGTCGTGTAAATTAAATCCAATCTTCTTGAAATATAACGCCTGTCTAAAACTCGTCCCTGTTTCACTACCTTTGATCGTAGCGTCATTCACAACCCAAACAACCACTCCACCTTGTTTTGTCACCCGATACAACTCTTTGGCAATTTCCTCAAAGTTGAAAGTGTACCCCTTATACGTTCGCAGATTATCATAAGGTGGGGAAGTGACCGTGAGGTCGATTACACGTTCTGGAAAAGTCCTCATAACGTCAACACAGTCACCGTGATAAATATGATTAATTTTCACTTTCTTCGCTCACCTCCACGTAATTCGGTAAAGCGGAGTGCAATCCGCCGTATCCTACGACACAAGTCATATCCTGTAGCTGAAACTCCAGCTTACTCTTGAATACCTCATCGTCGCTTAACTCGGGATCGTGCATACGGTCGAAGAACTCAAACACTTCTTTGGGTATTCTGTTACGATTCAAATTGTCTGGGTACTTGTAATTTCGTTCGTCGGATCTTGGAACCTGTTTAGCGTCCAAGAACATTGCAGTCAGTTTGGCGTTGGTGTAATAGAGTGCCCTGGCATCTGGTATCCCTTTCATCCGTCCCAGCGAGAGTTTAGCTTGTAGGTATGACTTTCGCAGTTTGACCAGTTCCACTACCATATCTACGTCGTATTTGCAATAGGTGATCACTTCTTCAAGTTCCTGTTTCGTGAGTGGGCGGTCAATGTCGAATGGTACAGTCGATTCTTCGATATTCATACCCAAGTGGCCCTCTATCGCTTTAAGACTCATGCCTATTTGCATATCGTCGCTAATATCAGCTACATTGAACCACGCTTTGTTCTCCTGGAGAAACCAATGTTCCCAACCCATACCCCCACCAATGATAAAGTCGTTGATCTCTTTCACCGTGCGGTTGTCGGCTCCACAAAGTACAGCTTGTAGGATGAATCTGTCGTAGGATTTCGAGTTAAAGCCTATAAAGAGCTTATCCTCCGTGACGAACTGTTTAACTCCGTAGTTGTCGTTGTGGACCACGGTGAACTCATTATCCGCTATGTCTTTGAACACCACTATCCAATCGTGGGCGAACACCTCAAAGTCGAAAGCGTAGAGTTTCATTTTTTCTTCCCTCCAGAATAGCTTCTGGTGAAGTTTGTCATATACTCTGTAAAGAGCCTTTCACTAAAGTCCTCGTACCTTACTAAGGCCTTATAAATATCTTCCTCTACCGAGTTCTTGGTAATGAAGTGAATGTAGCTACATTTTTGAGTCTGACCCATCCGATGAATTCTGTCCCGAGATTGTTCTAGAGTTGTACTACTAAGGGTTGGCTCGTAGTAAATAATCGTGTCTGCCGCAAATAGGTCAATACCTTGCGCTCCACTCTGGTACTGGCAAATAATAACCCTGATTGATTCGTCCGATTGGAACTGTTTCCAAATGTCTTTATCCTTCTGTTCACCGTCTAAGATAACGTGTTTGAGCTTTAATTTCTCTAAGAGCTTCGATATACTTCGTATCGAGTACTTGTACTCGCAAAATATGACTAATTTCTTCTCCCAGCCGTCTAAGAAGTCCTCTAGCACTTTCAATTTCTCTGACTTTAATTCCACAATTTGCCCATCTTCCAGGGTTAAAAACCCGCTACACACCTGTCTCAACTTGGTCAGTCGAGCAAGTGGGTTCTCTAAGAGTAGGTCATAATCAAGGGAAGCCCCGTTTTTATGTAACTCTTTGTAGAGCTTCTTCTCCTTTAACTCAATATCGTAGATTTGATCTGGTAGCTTGTCGGGTAAATCGAGCGCTTCTTTTTTCTCCACCCTGTGACAATACATGTCCATAATCTCTTGGAACTCATCTACGTTAATGTAACGATAAGGTTTCCAATATTGGTTAAGTATGCAATATTTATCGGTGAACTGCGTCCATGTACCGAACAGTTCCGAAGCAACTCTACCCCGTACAACTTTGGGATACAAGAACGCATACTGTGACCATAAATCTTCCAATCGTCCGTTACCGATAGGCGTACCCGTCAAGATGTAGCGATACTTCGCTTTAAGAGCCAACTTCAAAATGAAGCTGCTTTGTTTCCTAGTTCGATTTTTAATCTTGTGGCTTTCATCTAGGATAATACAATCCCACACTTTGTCGTAACCTTTGCCCTTTCGCCATACCGATTCGTAGTTGATCACGTGGAGCACTTCTTCCAGTACCGCCTGTTCGGCTGGTGGGAATTTCGCAATATCCCTTGTCCATGCGCCCATTGCCGCCTTTGGTGCTATTACAAGTGCTGATTCTATTTCCCCAGCGAGTGCTAATCTTGCGATATGGGTGAGAGCGACCAGAGTTTTCCCTAAGCCCTGCTCGTGAAACAAGGCGAACCCTTCATATAGTCTCAAATATTCCAGGGCCACCTTTTGGTGGTCGTAGAGTTCAATCATTTCCTCTAGAACCCCTCCGTGGCTTCTTCAAAACAACGTTCATCACAATAGGGAGTGTCCCATTTACCCCAATAAGCATCGTCTGGATCGATCCATTCTCCACAATTCGCACAAACTACATATCTAGGTTCAGTTGGTGGTTCTAAATACTTATCGTAATCATCGTTCATCCATCGAGGCTTCATTTTCCTCACTCTCCTTAGCGAGTCTAATAATTTGCCCGATTACTTCATTACGACTATTCTTTGTTTCTTGAACCTTTCTCATGACCCATTCTAATAAGTCATGATCCAAGTCCAAGGTTATCCTAGCTTTAGGTAATCTCATAGTATCCCTCCTTTCGTCTCTTATTATACACGACCGCCTGCAGGCAGTCAAGCATAATTTTCAACGTTTGAGCATAAAATAGTAGGTTACACCAAAACCCCAGCTAGAGGGCTTATAGCCAACGCATTCAGAGGCGATTTAAGGGGTAGATCTTTCGAGGGTAGGGTGATCCTATAGGTAAACGAAAAAAAGAACCCCTCACGCCATGTGAGGGGCCTTTCCATAATTTGGACTATAAGATTACGTTGACTTTTCGTTCGGTTCCTGATAGAACTATCTTCGGTGTCATTAAAACAACGGGTCTCATACTCTTAGTGATGGGATACATGCCCCGCTTCTGGTAACTGCCAGTATTGACATAGTATCTAACCCTTTCGTGAACTTTATTGTTCCTTGAGTCGGGTACATAGTAACAGTCGGGAAACACCAAAGGCCTGTGAGTGTGTCCGATACAGTACACATCGGCTAATACAATGTCGCCTAGTTTATGGAGAGCGTTCGCCACCGCTCCCATAGTTCGACCGCCTGAACTACCGTGTGTGCAATACACGATATAAGGGTATGGTTTCCCGTTAGGTCTGGCTCCCACGGAGATTTTGAATAATCCCTCACCTTCGAGATATGGCACGCCGAGCCATTCTGCTATATCTAAAATCGGGGTAGCGTCCTCCTGGGTTCTAAGTTCGTCATGGTTTCCCCCGATCATACCGAGTATTTTCTCAGCTATGGGTTCTAAGTACTGGCGCATGATTCGTTTTTGTTTACTCGGGGGATACTTTTGCTTATAAACATCACCCTTGGAACCCCTTAGATCGTTCTGCAAGAGATCACCGTTTAGGATAACTTTCGCCAGAGGATCTTTTTCAATCACTTGTAGGTTGTGTTGAAACAATTCTTCGTCGCAGTCTATGCTGCCCAGATGTACGTCGCTAATGACGTAGAGGTTCATATGCGAAGCGTCAAGAGGTTCGCAGGTCAATAGTTTTATTCTACCACCTCCCTGTATATGAACCGCCGTTGCTGCGGCGGGATATACTCGATCACCTCCTTTCTATGGTAGAACAGGTTTAATGGTTCGTCTGTAAGAATACATTGTGGTGATCTTCACCCCCATATTAGAAAGGTGTGTGGGAGGTTTCTTTACACTTTTTATCCTCGCCCGTCAATCTAAGGTGGCTTACCCCGACCTAAATTATTTGTAATGGTAGGCTCCCAATCGCCCCACCGCTTACCATCAATATAAAGTGGGGGCAACGGATTGGTTCTCATCCGCTCTAATAATTTTTCATCGGATTCTGCCCATTGTAGCTCACTCTGCACAAGGGCTAGTCCGTACCTATAATATTGTTCGGGTGTCCAATCCCTGCCCCCAAACTCGAATTTGTGATCGTTTAATCCTCGGAGGATTCGCCTCCATGCTCGAAAAAACCTATCTTATTGAGCCAGAATACTACTGCGTCGATCAGTAGCCCCAAAATCGGGTCGATGAATTTTTGGAGCCATTGGGGGAATTCCAGCCCTAGACTATCAAGCTGTGCTTTCAGTTGTGCGAGCACGGCTTTTTTCTTTTCTTCACCCGGTAGCTCCTCTGCCTCAAGCAGTAGGGCTAGTGGAATGATGAACCCCGCCGCCGTCACCAAAATGTTCAACACTTTTAGAAAACTCATGTTTTAACCTCCTTATTTTGTTAAATCAAACTTCTCCTCTAGGTCATAGTCGTGACCCGTGACCATCATCTCGACTAATCTTCTACTGCGATTCCCCACCTCCCAATACCATTTGGAATCTTTCATTTCCTTGGCGGCTTCTTCGTAGTCACCCCGGGTCAGGGCAGCGATCATTTTCCGAAAGCCTCGGAACCCACCCGGGCCTAGGTTGAACCGCATATCAAGGACAACCTTCCGGCGCACCGGGTCTAGGCGGTCGAACCAATCAAATTGCTTTAGATCCTGCTCGCAGTCCTCAATGTCGTGGGCAAGCAACATTAGGGCTTCTTCTTTTGTAATCCCACGTCGCTTCAGGAGATTGATTACCTGTTGGGGGGTTAGCCCGTAGCACCCCAAGATGTACTGCTGCTCGCCCTTGCTCAAAGACTTGGTTTCAAGGTTACGCCCCACTCCGATAGTCCAGTACCCCGCTGGGCACCGATATACCTGCAACTTTAAGCCTTCGTGCAGTATCAGTTGGTCCTCCAAGGTGTGTTTGACCATCACTCACCACCTCCAATCTTGCTAGTCCACAACCCTCACAGCCACAAGTGTAGCACACAAAACATCTTCCATTTGTTACAACCTCGCTCCCACAGTCAGGACAACAATAACTCACCTATTCCTGCCTCCGTTCAAGTTGTACTCTCTTAACACTCCGTCATAATCTATTCCGCTTTGTTTAGCGGTAATGATGGTCAACACCTTAACTGTGTCGTTGAGCCTGTTAATCGTAGGTTCCAGTCGTATCAATACATAAACTGCTACAAAGATTGGAAACCCCACTTGTCCAATAAAATGCCCAATGGCTTCAATCATTTTTTCCATTCTCACCCTCCTAGTATCAATTTTACCGCCGGCAAATGTTTGAACTTGTCCTGTTTCATCATAGCTTCATAATGAAACATAGAGCGTAGTACGGTGGTCTGTTTTCATGCGCTTGTCCACTACCTGTGCTGGCGGTGTTACCCGAGATAGTGTGACTATGAGCACCCGTGCTGGCGGTGTTACCCGAGATAGTGTGAGTATGAGCACCCGCGCTGGCGGTGTTACCCGAGATAGTGTGAGTATGAGCACCCGCGCTGGCGGTGTTACCCGAGATAGTGTGACTATGAGCACCCGCGGTGCTGGTTCGTTCGTATGAGGTATCGTGTAAATACCCGCTATATGTCCCCGATGCAGTGACCCTACTCTCATAAGTCCAGTATCCATGACTGTGGGAACCAGCCGTATCTGCCTCCAAACTCCCCGCCCCATGACTGTGGGAACCAGCCGAGGCCGTCTTCAAAGTTCCCGCCCCATGACTGTGGGAACCAGCCGTATCTGCCTCCAAACTCCCCGCCCCATGACTGTGGGAACCAGTCGTATTCGTCTTCAAAGTTCCCACCCCATGACTGTGACTAGGAATTTGCGACGTTGTTAGCGTGACTGTGTTAGACCCGCCCGTGTTCCCCACGTTATAGCTTCCACCCGCGCCTACAATGAATCTATCTCGTAGGTCAGGTGTTCCGTTTGAACCATCGCATAACGCCCATCCTACAGGTATATCGTTTATCGAACCACTCCACATGATTATTGCACCGGGTGGGACTAGATGGTTCTCCATATGTTGCAACAACGCCTTATTGACAGGTGTTCCTGGTTCTGATACGTGCGTCGGAGCAGGGATCAACCTTATTCGATTGTTTCCTAAATCTTCGACGATAAAAATGTCGTCACCCACGGCGACCCTGTCTTTGATTTCTCTTGGAGCGTAAGCCATTCTATACCTCCCCCTTCATCGTAAATCGCCAACCCTTCCCAGCTTTCTCCTTCAATATCTCCCCATGTTAAATCTTCTAGCATAATCCACGTGACACCTGTGTTCATAGGTAGTTTAAAGGACGATCCAGCCACGAATGTCCCCGATCTTCTGAAAGCCCCCACCATACCTAGTAGCATTTCTCTAAACAACAGTAAGCTTTGCTCAATGGCGTTTATGTCTGAAAAACTCACCATCGTTTGAGGTAAAGAGGGCATACCCGCGGGTTCGTAGTATTTATCTCGAATCTCCTTGATATTATTTATAATTCGATTCACATCTGCAGCATTAGGTAAACCCTCGTCTGTCCAATCTACTTTCGTGGTCACATTCGTCTGGAATCCGTATCCTTGAAGAAACTGTGAAATATACCTTGTATTGGATTCGATTCGGTTCAAGTCCGTTGCGTTCAAACATCCTTTAAGTTCTGTCACAGTCGGGGTCTGACCGTTTGCGACTTGGGTTCTCCACGCCTCAATCTGTACTAAAGCATCCTGCACATCGCGTAGTGTTCTATCAACTACTGGAACTATCCATCTCAACCTAAGTCCCTCCCCCTACCCTTACCTTTGAAAGCTCCGTTGTAAGTTATTGTAAACTCGGTAACTCGAAGGGGTGAAATTCCAAACTTATTTTGAACCATTATCTTGTCTAAAGTGTCAAGCCGAGGGTCGGCTCTCCAGTCAAACGATACTATTCTGCGATTCGTGAGATACTCTTTCACCCAGTTGCCCACAGCAATCGCCCTACTTTGACTTGTTATGAGTTTATTCTTGACACTCTGCGTTTCCCCCACGGGTTCACCCGTTGACACTGTGACAATCGCTTCAGAAGTTTTAAGTTCTTTACCAACTATGGTAATCTCCACAACTCCATTCGCTGTAATTTCTAACTCACAGGCGTTCGTATAATATGTCGCACTGACGAGTGTCCCTCCTTCAACCGTCGCCACGGTCTCGACAGCAGGGTTGGAGTATGTTATTTGAATCGTTTCTGTCCCACTAACGCTCAACTGACCTTTATATATCTCTTTTACTTCAGCGTCCACTACGAAAGAATAGTAGGATACGTCCACTTGCTTTAAAGGTTTAGTGAGTGCCACTTCGGGTCGTTTATAACTATTGAAGTTGTCTACTCTATAATCCGTCATAGAAGTGGGGGCAGGTTCGATCCGTAAGAACCCTTCTCTATCCACGTACATCACACATTCTGCGGCATTTGCAATCATCTGCAAACATTCAGAATGTCTTACCAAAGGGAGAGGAGCGACAGTATATATCTCGTCTAGCGACTCGTGGAGTTTCCACGGGGGCAACTCGTCCTCTCGTTCGGGCAATCCAGCGTCGAGTAGCACTTCTTCAGCTAAGGCTTTTAAACTTATACCATTTGGTCTATAAAGACCTTTCATGAAGATCCCATTCATAAATTCGAGTATATCTCTAGCTTCGAAGTTGGCGTAGAGTCCGTTCTGCGGAGCATCCCACCCCGATAAATAGAACGTCCCACCTGGTATCCATTCTACATCGCTTCCGATTCTGTACCCATATCTAACTTGGATTTCTTGTCGTTCCGCCAGATATTTACTAATCCCCGTTTGATTATACGGGTTGTAACTGTCGTCTACATTATTAATGCTAAACTTCAAACTCATCTTAGGCATCTTCGCACTAAGTGGATCGACCTCTTGACTGTGAGTGAAAGTTCCAAACAAGTCCCCCTTCTCGTAGGTGATACTTAGACCCAAGTGAATTCTAGCAATTCTAGCCCTTCTGCGAGGCGAACTCCATTTTAAAATCTCGAAAACGATCTTATCGTACTCGTTTATATCCATGTTCACGACCGTGCGGACCGTGTCGTTACCCGTTACTAACTTTTCGGAACTCTTTGTGCCTTCTTTGTAGAGTGTAATTTTGAAGTCAACGGCGTAATCTCCGTGCGCCATGTCCCATATTATAATTAGCCCGGGTAGATACGAATTAAACACTCTGGGGAACGTCAATTCCACCACAGGGTTCGACGTAAAAGTACAGTCACTGTTGCTCAACAGGTTCCCCACATACGAAGTATCTACGAAGTTTGTAGTGGGTAAAATCCTCTTAGAACCGTCCAACACCCATAAATTTCGTTCGAGTGTGGCGTATGGGGTGATATTCCTAACACCTCTACTTACAACTTGGTCGAGATGGGCGAAGGGGGCTAGATCTGTGGCGATTGGTACAACGCTTTCTACCGCTTCGGGGTCGGTTAAACCCAACTGTATCTCGATAAAACTCTCACTAACTAATGTTTGTTGCTGGTTTTCCTTCCAACCCGCACTTACTGATTGCACCCCCTCACCCCCTTTACGCTTCAATTAAAGATAACTTACAATTTGTCCACCCTAAGATGTTCCCAGTTTTCGGATCTCTACGCCACATACCTGCGCTTCGATCACTTACATACATTCGGCGGGTGATCCAGTCGCCGGAAGTCTGGTCATAGAAGGTTACATCATTGACGAAACTCCCCCCGTGCTTGCCCGAGAATTTCTTGTTGATTGTCGCCCATTGTTGTGCGGTCAAGTAGTTCCACGACAGTTCTACTTTCGCCACGTCCTCACGTATAACCGAAGCAATCAGCTCACCTTGTACGTTACGCCCTGAGTCAACAAGAGTTGCTGTATTTCCACTGTAGGTGGAGGGTTCTGGGAGATCCAGACCCGCCACCGTCACCAACGCCTTAAATGCCAACTAGAACACCTCCCGGCATTAAGTCAAGTCCTCTATCTCTTTGTTCGGTTTCAACCGCGCGAGTGATGTCCTTACCATCAAGGTACACTCTAACCTCCGTTACGCCACGGCCTTGTTGTTGACTACTCATAGCTGCGACCACCGCTTGGTAAACCCCACGACTAACCGATTCTACAATCTGGTCATTATTCACAACTGCGGTGCGACTACCGATTGTACCTACCAATTCGGGGCCAGCTTCACGAGCAACAAATATTTGCCCTTGGTCTACAAAGCCACCGCTAGCTAAGAGTGGGATACCCATGGAGTTCAGAATTAATTTGAGAACCCACTTAGCGATTGCAATAGAGGCCATTCGGAGGATTTGGTCGTAGAGTTGTCCGATAAACTTCAAAACGGGATTTGACACCTGTTTGCCGAACAGTTTCTCGAAACCCATCAGATCGACCACAATGTCTCCAAATGCGTTGGAAATGTTCTCGACGGCACCCTCAATAGCGGTCAAAACGCCGTTCTCCCCGGTCATTGTTTCCTCAAAGAAAGCCGGGAGCGCCCCAAAGACCGCCTTGATTCCACCCTCTCCCTCAACCGCTTCTTTGAACTTTTCTTTCATCGTCTTTGTGAGACCCTGCGCCCCCGCGTCTATTATATTGAATATCGAATTCTTAAACCAATCGGGGGCACCTTCCCAATTTGACATAATCTCGCGAAGGCTGGTCTTGAATCCACTCTCCAACTCGTCCAACATATCGAAATAGGAAGATTGCACCGCACGATTCGAGTCCTCGACAAACGTCTCGAACGGATCGAGTCCTTGTTCCTTCATCTGTTTCGACATATCTTCTATCTCGGCTATTACCGCAGGTTTACCATCTTCAAGTCCTAGGCGATAACCTTCCATTGTGTCTTGACCATACCCTCTAAACACTGTAGATGGCGATTCAATTCCCAATAGACCCTTAATTGAATCTCCGATACGGGTGAATACCTTATCGTAATCTTCCTTCTTAACTCCTTCATCCACGCCTATTTTCAGACCATCTGCCAAATCTTCACCATAATCTTTGAATACTTTAGATGACGATTGAATTCCAAATACACCCTTGATTGAATCTCCGATACGGGTGAATATCTTATCGTAATCTTTCTTCTCAATCCCATCATCCACGCCTTTTTTCAGACCGTCTGCTAAATCTCCACCAATATCCTTGAACACTTTGGAAGGGGACTGGATCTCATACACCTTCTCGGCTTCAGTTATCACCGTCTCAAAGGCTTTCTTCCAATTACTTTTTTCCATCCCCTCTTCCACGCCATCCAATAGCCCTTCTGGAATATTCATGCCTGTCAACTCGGCTACTTCCTTAACGTCAATCCCAAACGCCTGTAGTATTTCGATGGTATCTGATGAAAGGTTCTCTTTGAATTTAATGAGATAGTAAGAGTTAGGATCATATTCGAACAATCCTTGTAGGATTAAGTTTAACGCTTGACTAGCGAACTCACTACCTTCTATCCCCATTTCCTCCATACTCGACTTCAGTGCTGATAGGATCGGTTGAAACGTTGTTTGATCGAAAAGACCAATCCACTCATAGGCAAGTGATCCAAAGGCTTCAGGGTCTAAGATAGCGTCGCCCCATTGCTCATTAAGCGCTTCAATTTGTTCGACCGCCCTCTGTATAAGTTGAATCTGGATGACTCCTGCGAAATCCTCTGCGCCCTGTTCGAGTGCAGCAATGGTTAATGCCATGCCCACTTCAGTGGCAGCAATAGTACCCTCCCATATCGGGCGAAGCTCGCTATCGGCGGGTAAAGCATCCATGAGTCCCCGCATGTTAGCGATAGCTTCTTGGAAATACTCCTCAGTCTTGCTCTTAGCGGTTAAGAACGCCTCGCTCACTCTGTCAAGCGTTTCTTCGACGGTTTCAATGTTCTCAAAGTCTATTTCCCCAATCGAAGCTAGTATCATATTGTACTCTGCTTGTGCTTCAACCAAATCTCTAACGGAACCTTTTATCCCCAAAGCCTCGTAAATCGCAGCAACCCTGCTCCATTCGGTATCCATGAGAGTACCCGTTTCGATATATTTGGTCATCAATTCGTTCAGTTCATTCTGCAATCCTTCAAAGTTAGCTATACCCTCGTCCACGGACTTTTCTATCAGCTCTTCAACAGTCTTGAGATGAACCCCTGTAGCTTCCAAAGCGGTTCCTAAAGGCCCAACTAAAGCTTCCGTAAGGTTATCACCTATAACTTGTAAACGCAGATTCAGTTTAGGAATTAATTCATCTAATTGACTCAACACACCCTCGGCGTACTCTTGGGCCCCCATTAACCCCTTACCCCACGCCTCGTTCATTTTCGTTATGGAAGATGTGATATCGTCTATTTCAGTTTCGATCTCTAGTAGTTTACCTTGTGCCTCAAGAAACTCATCCATTCCCGCGGTCGAACCTTCGGCAAATTCTTCAAAGGCTACACCTAAATCCGAGATCTTCAACTTAACTCCACTACCACTAATCAGGGCAGAGAGTTCAGCCATCAACTTTTCCAATTCTTCGTCTGTCACTTCGGGTTGCAGTTCCGTAAACTCAATAGCTGTATTAGGAATCCTTAGACCGTTGATGACGGTGAACATACTTTCTCGCACGTTGTCTAAGTCCGGTATATAGTCCCCTTCTATTATTTCAACGTCTACGCCAGTCAAACCGAGAGTACCTAAATGTTCTCTAAGTTTCATCAATGCCCAATCCACGTCCGTCTTAACGCCTGGGTTCAAAATATCAAGCTCTACACCTTCCACTCCCAACTTAGCAAGAACGGCGACCAATTTTTCAGCTACTCTAGACTTGGAGGTGTTTGGGTTAGGATTGATCAACTCCATATACACATCGCTTACTTGCAGACCGTTTAGCACATCGTAGAGTTTCTCTTCGACTATTACTTTGGAAGTGTGGGGCTTTGGCTCTTCGAATGTAATAAGGGAGCCTTTTACATTAATTTCGCGAAGTTGTGCGCTCGTCATGAGAGCGACGTAATCGCTATCCACGGAAGGGCGAGGGTATCTAAGCTCCAACTTGGGACCTAATATCTCTAGTTGCCCCATGTCAGCCATTAGTCCAAACTCCACCCATTTCTTATGTCCCTGCGCTAAACGGGCTTGTGGTTGTGAGAGAACAAGTTTCAAGTTAGATAGAGGCACGGTATCACCTATACCGCTATAGAACGCTTGCTGGATGGTCTCCATATCTTTAGCAGCGTTCTCCAATTGAGCCTTCCCTACCGTAATAGCAACACCTATAGCGAGAGCGGCTCCAAGTCCAGGTAGACCCCCTATCATATAACCGCCCACGGCGGCTTTCAAAAGCCCAATCAAGACTTCGTTTATATCACCAGACCTTAGCCCTCCTCCTTCAAATTGGAGAGGATCGGCCATAGCTACCTCAATCAGTCCGTCAACAGCTAGTACTAATCCTATCCGCTGCGTAAGGGTTTTCTTTTTCTCCAAGTCGCTCATTATTTCTTTTAGGCTATCGAACCCTTCCAAGGCAACATCTGCTAATTTCCAGGTAGCGAACGCTAAACCTATATTTGTAGCGAGGTCTAGAATCCAGGGCAGGTTGTCAATAAACACTTGAGATATGGCTTCAGCCTTCTCGGTCAACTCAGCGATTCGAGTGTTCATCTCGCCTAAGAAGTCATAAGTGTATTGGCTTAGATCAAGTCCTAATTCGTCGATAGCCATGTTAAATCCTTCTAAGTCCATATCAGGACTAAGAATGTTGAGTTCATCGAAGCCCAGCGTCTGACGTTTGAGCTTTTTGAGCGATTCTGTTGTATTGTCTATCCCATCTGTAGCCTCGTCTGCCCTATAACGAATCCCTTCTAAACCTGTGTAGTCGATCTCCGGTAATTCAAAGCCCATCATGGCGGCTATAGCCCTCGCCATGTTCGTAATCACTTTAGTACCAGCAATGACATAAGGAATGAACTCCATTAAGACAGGGATTAAAGCTTCACCTAACGCGCGTCTGAGTTGCAGGATCTGTTGTTCCAATACACGAATTGCGTTGGCTGGGGTTATAATTGTTCTTGCCATATCCCCCAAGAAACCCTGTATGCGAGAGGTTTCCATAATTTGAACGAATCGAAGCTGCGCTTTTTCCATTTGCGTCATAAGTTCTACGTTCTTCTCAATCCCAAGATTCATCGCTACCATTTTGAGGGTGGTTTCGGATATGTCAAAACCCCACTCCCTCATAGGTCGTGGTTGTCCTGCAATAGCACTTTCTAGTTTCCGCATGGCTGTTTCGTAGTCCACATTAAAGACGGCCGCTAGGTCATAGCCTAATTGGGTAAGAGTCTTGGACATGATCGTAGCCTTTTCTGCGCTTATGCCAAAACCCCGAGCCATGTTCTGGAACGCGGCTTGGTAACGCATCCACTCGGACACGTCAATACCCATCTTCGCCTGCACCGTATAAGCGAACTCTAGTGCCTCCTCCGTCGCACCCTCCATGGCTAGACGGAGCAAGTGAAGGTTTTCCACGTATTCATTACTCTTATTGACCCAGTCGCCCATTCTACTAGCCAGTCTACGCAGACCCGCATACAGAAGTCCAAATCTAACAGTGGTACGACTAATACCCGTCCCTAGAACCCCATACGAACGGCTCAAAGCACGGTTGGAATTGGACAATCTATCATTGTCCCTTATTAGACGCTGTATCTTAGCAGGGAACGCACTAAAACCCTGCGACACTTTCTGCATTTCGTCAGCTAGAGGCTTCATCGCTCTAGCCACTCTCTCCATTTGATCGGCGAATACATCCATATCAGCTTTCGCCAGAGCATCCATAATCTCTGGAATCTTACGAAGCTGATTGAGTATGGAACCTAGATTAGACTTACCAATCTCCATTAGAGGGGTAAGTGCAGACACTAGGCGAATAATATTATTCTCGAAATTAGCACTTGTGAAGGTTTCGTCTAATTGTTGAGTGACCTGGGAGAATCGACTTAGCTGATTTAATGTGGAACCTAGCTTACTTTGTATTTTGCCGAGGGGTTCTAAACTATCCGCTAACCCTCGAACCTTTGTAGCGAACTCATCGAAGCTCAAATCTTCTAATTCGCCCATGATCTTAGGAACGTCCGACAAGTGCTTTAACGTAGCCCCAAGCTGGGTTCTCACGTCAGCAAGAGGTTTTAGCGAGTCCGCCAATTTCTCTATCTGTTCTGCAAATTTATCAAACTTTGTAAACCGATTAAAATCCGTGGCGGTTTCAGTGAAGTCCTTTAGCGAGTTTATAACCCCTCCCGCTTGACTTTTGAAACCACTAAGAGGTTGTAAGGCTTTGGCTAACTTCTTCACACCCGATCCAAACTGATCGAAGTCAGCGCCATCTAAGGCCTTACCTAACTGTGTAGTAGCCCTTCGTAGAGCCTCTAACGACTTAGCGAGGGCGTTTAAACCGTCCTCGACCTTCTTAGTGTCACCACCGCTAACTTCTATCTCTAATCTATCTATAGTGTCACTCATCGTCCCTCACCCCCTCGGGCAAGTCTAACTTACTAGCCCATGCTTCAAACATCGCTTTAGCTTTCAACCTATTCGCCCTAGCCCTCTCTTCTTTTTCTTGTTCAATCGCTTCTCGAGTAATCGGATAGGGTTTTTCGGGATAAGGTAAAGGTTTCGTCCCACGTTTAGCCATACTATGGAGAATAGGTGCCACACAGCATAAAGCGTCATATATATACAAACCCTGTAACCAAAGTTCTTGATTTCGACGCTCCTTTGCTAATTCGTGAGCTTCCCTATAATATTTAACTAAGAGGCAGTCGTCGTTCCAGTATTGATCGTAGGTCATACCAATCGACAAATAGAACGGAAACTGCCTCTCGAAGATTTCGGTGTAAGAAGGGGGCGAAGCTGGATCTACCAGCTCGCCTCCCACTTCACGTTTCCCTCTTCATCTTCCGGCTCGTCAAGTAGAGCCGCGATTGGTTCGTTATACATCTCTGCCAATTTAGTAATCAACTCTTGCTTGTTAGGCATACTCTCATAAATCTTGTCAATCACCTCACGCTTAGTAGAACGGTGATGAGCCAAGAAAGCACCCGCAAATAGTGTCGGAAGTAGAGTCATGGGTTTCTCGAACACTTCCGTGATTACAAACCCGTTACGCTCCATAGTCTCTACGGACTTTCTCGTAAACTCCAGCGTGTAATCTACCCCATCGTAGGTGAATCGAATTTGTTTAGCCATTTGCAAAGGCTCCTTTCTTTTTCACTAATTAGTTCTTTAGAGTAGGCTTCGTAGACGGGGCAATACCGATCTTGAACTCGGTCACAGCATTTACACCCGCGCCTACTACCCAAGCGGTATGTCGGCCTTGCCATTCAAATACGCCCTCGGAGCCATTGTCGCCAAACTCCAAGGCGTAATAAAGATCCTTGTTAGCGTCCGCCATAACCGCCTCGAAATCAGCTTTAGTGTAATTACAAGTAAACTCCATCATGTCCGACCCTTGGATACCCATGATGTAAGTTTGTATGTTGTCGCTCAGAGTCGTGGTTTCGAGCATTTCTGGGGCCCCACCGAGATCGGGAAAGTCCTTAATGTCCACTACTTGCCTTAAATTAGACGCAGTCTCCCCCCATTTGAGCTTTACACCTTGTGTACTAATAGCCATTTAATTACCTCCTAAATATAGTTTTGTCTTTTGATACAACCGCCTTGTACCTACCAACCATGCGGTAGATTGTGGCGTTCTCCAAGTTTGGTATTGCCGTCTTGACCGTTCTAGTGAATCCCAAACCAGCCATCACAGCGTCAATATCTTTGAAAATACGCTTCGCTTGCGCTTTCTTACCAGTTGTCAAGTTTGAGAATACGTTGATTTCATAGACCACCCCCGCATGATTTTCTAAACTCCCGCTATCCTGCGTTCGCTCCAATGCGTAATTGTCAAGTTCTTCAACCATCACGGCGGGGAATATAGCAGGAGATGGAACCCATTCCCCATACACTCCGATCGGGTTGTATTTGGCTCGAAGCGCTGTAGCGATTTTCGTAAACACTTCATTCTCAATGTCAATCATCGCCCGAACACCTCCTTGACAATCTTAGGAATCTCGCTTTCGAGTCGCTTGCGGGAGTTGTACATGAACGGTCTACTTCTATAACCAAGAGTGTGTTGAAGTTTACCCGTCCTGTCGTTCAGATACATCCATCCCATAATACCGTGACTGTTCACGTCGTAGTTCCAACCGTATCTATCCCATTCGGGGTGTGATTGGTTCGCACCAATTATACCTGTTCCAAACTCCACGAAGGGGGCGTAGTAATTGTCTGTCCAAATGCGGCCAGTGTTTGTTTGAGGATCGTATTCGCCTCGAATACTTTCAAGTAAAGCATTGGTGCGATACTCCTGCCCCTCTTGTGAGTAAACCAAGGCTTGCAATTCCTCTTTAACAATCTGAACGCCTCTCGCTACAATGACCTCCATCATCATATGTTTTTTAGCTTCGAACTGTTCCTTGTAAACCCCTAACTGATCCAAGGCATTATTGATGGATTCCGGCGAGAGTGAGAACTTAATCGTCCTTTTAGCCATGACTCACATTCACCTTACGAACCGCATATTGTATAACGTTCAGACTGCGTGCAACTTTTGTCACCACATAGTCGTGAGGTATCGTCAACACTTCCCAGCTCTTCCCCTCAATGTCTCCCCATGTTAAATCTTCTAGCATAATCCACGTGACATTTGTAGTGTCCAAGTTATCGATCCAGAGAATCGAGGATTCATCAATAGGGCAGTCTAAGTCGTCTGTAATTAACGTCCTGTCATAGTTTTCCATCTGCCCGAACTGTCTAGTTTCCAACCTCCCCTGGGCCGCTGAAACGTTGATTCTGATGGGTGAGGGGTCGCTGTAAACCATATTGTATTCCCCAGTCTCATTCTCCCATTCGTCCCTGACAGGTTCCTTCCCTATCAAAGTTGCGTAGTATATTTTACGTTGATTTCTCTTTAGAGTCCTCATTTGATACCACCCACGAAAGGGGCTATCCCCCTCAACATGGACTCCGGAACATCCGCACTCTCATACGTCCGAGAGATACCGTTCTCACTATGGACTGTTTGCCCCTCCGCACCTTGCTTGTTATAAAGATAAACCGCTATTTCGATCTGTTTCCCCACATACCGGGCAGGCAGAGTCTCTTTACTATAGTCGTAAGGGTACAATCTTTCCAGAATCTTACCCTCCGCCAAAGATAAGAGGGCGAGTAGTAGACCATCTTCCGAATCAGTTGCGCCTGTGAGCAGTTTTAATGTTTGAAGTTTATCCATTACTCAGCCCTCCTTTCACTTTCAAAATTACCCTTCGGTGGATTCTCCGCCGTTGGATTCTCCGCCGTTGGATTCTCCGCCGTTGGATTCTCCGCCGGTGGATTCTTTGCCACGAATGATCTTGACGACTTTTGTATCGTCGGTCAAAGCTGCCAGATAGTACTTGCGAGAGTAGATTTCGTTCAAACGGGTATTGGGGTCACGTTTTTGCTCGACCTCGACACCCTTCTTATTAAACAACGTAACCGCTTCCTTGGTTGCGAGTATAATTGTACCAGTCTCCGCGTCCTTCTTAGTGTAGATGTTCACTCCAGCCACTGTACCAACATAACCAGAACGAACGAACGCTTCAACGTACTGTAAGCTGTCCTTCAAAGCCTTGCGAAGATTCGCCATCTCGGTAGGATTCACAAATGCGAAAATCTCCACACCTTCGATGTCCTCAAGATCGAGAAGCGCCACAGCATCTACAAACGAATCGAAGGTAATCGGCTTAGTATCCGCGCCAGTATAAATTGCGCGAGTAGCCTTGTTGAACTCTGCGAAAATGTCAGCCTGTATGGTATTAAACATATCGGTCGCCATATGACGTAACCCTACTTGTACAACCATCGGATCTTTCATTACTTCCTCGTCGTAGTACGGGAAACGGTTCTGTGCTAATTGGATTGTATAGTCTTTCGACACATACTTTACTTTAATGTTCTCGGCATTACCTTCACCCATTTTCAATTTCTCGGTTCCATTTGTAGCACTGTAGACGTGAACTATCTTGGTGTCACCTGCAACACCTACTAGAGAGTTATCTACGGTACAAAAACGTACCAAGTCTAACTTACTATTGTACTGATCTTCAATCTCGTTCGCTAAAACGAAATTGTCATAAATTTCGTGTTGGTGATTCAAAGGCCATAAGTCTGACACTTCTTATTCCTCCTTGTAAATTTCTTGATATAGCTCGGGGTTCTCCCTAGCAAATCTCTGCTTCTCCGCCAGAGTCATTTTCCTAAACTCTTCAAGAGTCATAGGCTTAAAAGGTTCACCAGGTTCAGGTTTAGGTGTGCCTTTCAATAGTTCAGCTTTCACCGCTTTCTCCACGGCTTTCTTTTGGGACGCTATCACATCGACCATCGACTTCGCGCGAGCCTTCGTCTCTTCCTCGTCCTCAGACACCACAATGTCCAAGAGCGTCTTGTAATCGTCCTCGGTTAGCCCAGCGGTTACAAAAATCTCTGTCGCACGGAGTTTCGCCAACTCACGCTTGTACTGCGCTTGCGCCTCGGCGGCCTTTTCCAATTCGAGTTTTAATTTTTCCTCGGCGGTCATGTTCTTTTCTTGCAACTCCTTAAGCTCTTTTTTGACTCGGGCCAATTCCGAAGCGGTTTTGTCGAAAACCTCCTTCGACACCGATTTCGGCAGCGTGGCTGGGTCAACCAAGTTGATCCCCTCTAAAGCCTGTTCCACTTCCTCCAACGTCATATCCTCACGATAAGCGTCACCAAGCAATTCTTTCAAGTTCATTAGATTTACCTCCTGTGTTTTATACGTGTTCTCTCACGAAATTTTGCGTTTGTTGAAGGGGTTCTCTCCCCTTTAATGCGTTTTACCGACTTCTCTGTCGAAAACTAAAGTGCAACTATATTGCTCTATTGTGGTAGGTAAGGAATCAAATCTTCGTAACAAAACGAATCATACTCGATTGCATGACGGTTAAGGTATTCTCTAACCTTCTCTACCAAAAAGTGTGGTGTTTCCTTGCTGACGATAACTAATTCACCGTCAAGTTCATACCTTTGATTCAATGCCCAATCAACTGCCTCTTGCATTTTCTCTTGCATTTTGCCACCTCCTAAAATTCCACAATCCCTGTAATCGTTAACGCCCCCGAAGATGGGGCTGTATCGAACTTGATGTTTAATTGTAGGTCAGTCCACTTGCTCCCCGCCAAACAAGGGAGATCAATCATGTGGTCGCTAGTTATATTTGGAAAATTCCCAAGTTGGCGGTGGTTTGTGCCTGGTGTAAAGAACGACGCGTTTTCGTAGATCCGATAGTTCTGAGGGAAAGAACTTCCAACTGCTGATTCTGCTGTTAATAGAACCCTACCAGAAGCGTCGTGGGTGTCGTAAAAATTCAAAGTTAATGATTTAATTTGGGCGAACTGTTCCCGCGACAGGTTCAACAGTGACCTCAAAGAGTAATTAGTACTAGCATCTGTTGTAAACGCAACCGCATTTACAAAAGTAACATGTAACACTTTAGTGCCAGATAGTTGGACTTTCAGATCGCCACTTTCCGTAACGTTCGCATATTTAGCTTTACCCGACGGGTCTTTACCTAGAATTGGCACTCCTTTCGCCATTCAGATCAGCCCCCTCCTCCACGAATAAGTTGTCAAAAATGTCCCGAACGTCCTTAACAACCGAAGCCATTTGTCGCAACGTACCTTCTGTAGCGGGTCGCAACGCTTCAATCTCTTGTTGTAACGTAGGCTCACTCATCTAACGATTCCCCCTCCTCCACAAATAAGTTGTCAAGAATCTCCCGAATGTCCCCAACCTCTTGATCAATAACGCCCCGGATGTCCTGAACCTCTTGATCAAGAGTGTCCCGAATGCCCTTAACTTCTTGGTCTAAAATGTCCATGTTATCGTTCAAATCATCAATTAACACAGGGTCAGTCTTAGCAGGTTTTTTCAAATTCAAATTTGGCGTGTAGTTCACTCACCATCACCATCCTTCGGATTGGACTTATTGTTAGCAGGAACCTCTGTAACCTTCGCCCGTTTCCATTTCTCCAAGTACTCCAAGGAATCGAGATACGTCTGTTCTGGATCGCTGAACAGCCCGCTGTGCGTAATAGCGATAAGAGGGTGAATCCCCGCCTCGAGCATATTCTGCAACCCCTGCGTCTTAACGAGGAGATTATCTGTCTTATTGCGAGTGAACTTAATGTCAATGTCGCTTAACTTTAGATCGATTCCGCCAATGTCCCGAAGAATCCTTAGAGCCAACTTTAAGAACTTCTTCTCTGATCGTTTGAAAATGAGTTCCGATTCCTTCGCCTTTGATTCAGCCGCGGCCCAACCGTCTCTCAGCTCTACCGCCTTACCCGTATCACCAGTATTCCGACCCGAACCCTTCCTGTCGGGCATACCACAGATAATGAGAACCGTCTGGTATAAATCGTCCTTTGTCACCTGTGTTTGGGTCTGGTTTAGTTCTTGACTAATAATGTCAACGTCAGCCTTTTCACCACCCCCACTCTTGACTTTGATCGCGCCCATCTCTTTAAAAGCTTTGAAGGTCTCTTCGTCAATATCACAGTTGACGAATTTAATAAACGACTGCACGAACTGTTCGATACCGTCAATCCTATTAGAAATAACGGTGTTCAAAGCGTCTAAGAGTGGGAGCACCGCCTCAAACGATCCCATTCTGGCGTTATTTGCAGGATACTCAATGATGGGGATATCCCCCAACGAGTGGGGTCTTTCCTCCACAATACGGGTCGCGTCCACAATCCGATAGAACATCTCCTTCGTGTAGACACTATAGACCGTCTCCCCGGTATCCTTGCGCGTATACGTGACTCCCATTACTGGCTTTTTACCAAACCCATTATGATACACCACGAATGTATTTCTCGGGTCGAGTATATCAATCTCAAAAGGACAATCGTCCGGATCGGCTTCGGGATCAGCGTCCTCGTCGGGCAAAATCATCCGATAACCAGTCCCACAAATGTAGAACCACTCCGCTAATTCTTGGTCTTTACTTGCCTTGTCCTCTGCGAACATGAACTCATTCAACTTACCAATCTTGTCCGCTACACCCGGGTGCTCACCCCTACGGACGTACTGCACAGGTTCACCAAAGACATATCCCTTCTTGAAGTCCACGATTTCCATGGCGTGATTCTCCACGATCTTGTTATTGATCTCCTCACGCACTTGCTTGACACGATTCAAGATGGGTTGATTCCCTTTGTAATAATTATAAAGGTAATCTATTTCGACGCGATTGGTGAAATGCGTCCTCAAGGCTTCTTCCAACACCTGAAGCACGTTGTCTCTTGTAATATTCGACTCATTCGTATAAATAACCGAACGCCCTAGCATTCTTCGCAGACCCATCACCCCCTCACTAAAAAGGACACAAACGCTCCACAATTGGGAGCATTCATGCCCTAGCTAATCTTCTGTGCATTATTATACCATATACTTGTATTATCTGTCAACATTCAGAATGGTCTTTTGAAAACCTCCACCCTGCTTGCTTCGAGTGATTGGATGTATTCGGCTAATTGGGCGAGTCCGTCCGGCACGTCGTCATTCTTATTCTTCCCCGTCACTGTGAATGAGCACATCATATTCATCATTCTACCATAGGGGGAATTTGCACTATACTTACTAGCGTCTTTAAACAAAAACCGCTTCTTCACGAAGTCCGAATTGACAATAATCTTCGTGAGCTTGTTAGCGGTGGTGCGCTTCTTAGTAATATGAGTTATGCCGCCTTTAGCTTTCACCAACTCCTGCACCTTATCGGCAGTCCTACCCCCTGCGCTGTTACTCTCAAATTGACATTGTTTGACATTATGTTTCAAGAGCACTTCGGCGCAAAGAGCGTCCGTGACTTCCGGAAGCCCATTATCACACACGCAATCCTCGATGTAGTAATCGTTCCCGTAGACATAAGCCACGGGGAGGAACGTATAGTCACCTCCACCCTCTGCGGTATCGCAGACAGCTAATACAGCATCAGGCTCCTCCGGAGGCAACTCATAATACCGCCTCAACTCGTCCTCCTTATAGAGCAAGCCCTCACGTTCAATCGGCTCATTCATAAAGAGCGCTCTCCACGACACTTCATCCAACGTAGCTTCCATGTCTAAGAAATATTTAGTATCGAAGCCCACCCCATGAGCATAATTGAAATTGCTCTCGCGCTGCTCATTTAAGGCGGGTATAACAATGAACTTCGCTCTCGGATCGCCCCCATACATTCTCTCCAAACGCCCAATCGGATCGTGAACCGACCAACGTGTAGCAATGTGGAGTTCCTTACAACCGAGCTTCTTTCTCGATTTAAGATCATTCGTATATTTCTCCCACAGCTTATCCAGTCTCTCTTTAGAGAGAGCTTCCTCAATGCCAGAAACTAAGTCGTCCGAATAGAGTAGTTTTTCGCAACGAGTGGCACCCGTAAGCGAACCATCAATTGACCGACAAGTTAGAGTAGGGAACCTTTTAGCCTTCTTCAGATCCACAGTTGTATATTTAGCACTCCGATCCACCACCTGCACGGCTGGAAACACGTCATGCCACAAATACTCCACCGGGTCGTCAAGAATGGTTGTCACACCATCATATATGTTAGTCGTCAATATGCTAGAATGACCCGAAGCTAAAGACGGCTTCATCGGCTCCCTACCCATGATCCACGTTAAATAGAAAATAGCAAGAGTGGTTTTCCCAACGCCGGGGGGCATGGATATAGTGACTAAATCTAACTTGTCGTCCTCCAAGTCCTGTAAAGCATCTACCACAGGTTTCAAAACAGAACGTCTAGGCACATAAAACTTCTTATCAGGGTCTCGATTGAACTCCAAGTACAGCATGTACTCATCGAACCTGTGCGGGGCGGCGAATAAGAGGGAGCGCTTGTATAGATCGTAGAACTCTAAGTCCCCTTTCTCCCTCGCCACCTTCGCCGCCAACCGCCATATTTCACCGTTCAGATCGTAATCCTCCATGTGCCGAGCCATATCGAAGAGGTCGGAAAGATTCTGGTACTTCGTCAAATCCTTCTGTTTTAACTTTTCAACGATCCTTTCATTGGTCAATCTTTCACCTCCAAAATAGGCTCGTGAATCCCTTTGACCCAACCTATGTCAGCATAGGAATAGTAACCCTCATACGTCTTTCTATTATTCAATATCGACCGAATTTGCGATGGGTAGAACCTCTTACCCGAGCGAGATTGATAACCGTGATCATTGAGCCAATCGGCTATGTCTTGTAGCGTCGCGCCTTTTTCTCGCTTCTCGAACACGATTCGGACAATCTCGGCTTCCCCCTCGTCCAAGACGAGTTGGCGATCCTCCACCCTGTACCCATACGGCGCACGGCCGCCCGCATAGCCCCCGGCCCGAGCCTTCATCCTCCGACCCGAACTTGTACGTTTAGCGATATTGATTCGCTCCTGTTCCGCAATGAAAAGCGTCAACGATTCCATCACGCCTGCGAACGCACCCATTGCGCCAAAATCTTCCGACACGCTGATCAGTTCAATGTTCTTTTTCTTGAGGACGAACTTGTAGTAGTAATACAAGTTCATATCCCTCGCCAACCTGTCAGACTTCGCCACCACCACCGCTTGAATGGGAGGATTAGCCACTTCTTCGTCATTGTACAGAATCTTATCCAGTTCTGGACGCTCTTCCTCCACACCGCTCACGCCACCATCCACATACCACTTCGTCAAAGCTAGATCGTGTTTAGCGCAGTAGTCGAGAATATCCCGCTTTTGAGCCTCAATGCCATACTTATCCTCCTGCGCTTGACCATTCGTGCTTACCCTAACGTAACCTACCACTGTTTTCATGTCGTTACCTCCTTTTCTGATTCTTATTATACACTAGTTCGTGTAAATGTCAACCCCTAATGTAAACTTTTTTGAGAATCTGCATATGCGGCAAAAAACCAAAAAGGTATTGACTTTCTCGCCAATCTGAACACATAATAAGACATGAGTTAGACCTCGCCACGCCTCTTAATTAGTTCTCTAATTAATGCGTACCATGGCGGGGTTGCTTTTTGTCAGGAGAAAAATATGGCATTACATAAAAAGGGTATCGAGTAAATGTACCCTTTTTATTTTTTGGGGTACTCGGAGGGGTGACGAGGGTTGTTCTGGGCTCGTTGGTGCGGGAGGGGTAGGGGTCAGCTGGCGTCAGGGTCCTGCTGGCGTCAGGGTCCTGCTGGCGTCAGGGTCCTGCTGGCGTCAGGGTCCTGCTGGCGTCAGGGTCCTGCTGGCGTCAGGGTCCTGCTGGCGTCAGGGTCCTGCTGGCGTCAGGGTCCTGCTG